ATATCTTATCCATTGCTTTTCTTCTGGTCTGAAATGAATGCTTAAGCATTACTAAGTCAAATATGTCACCACATTTGCCTGTAGCTTGGTCCTTCCATAAAAACTCATGAGGACCATCGCCTTTCTTCCTTTCGTAAATACAGAAACTAGGATCATCATCCCGTAGGCTCGCCGGACGGATTGGAGAATGATATTTGCCACCTATTATGATCTCCTCTCCCAGGTAGTGACAATAGAGCGCGTACTCATCGACGCGCTCTAATATGTCCCTTTCAGCGAATAGTATGTATTCTTCCATTCGCTTTATAATTACTTACTGACCAAATACACTGGCTGCAGACATGGCTACTGTAGACTCTGTAGTCTTTTTGTTGTCGGAGGTCTCTGACCGACTGGCAGGTGTACCATCATTGAGGCCTTCCTTTTCTTCGTAGGGAGTAAATTTCACTTTGGATGCTTCCTGGGGAACATCCATAGACTCCCAGAATGGGTTGTCCTCAACATACTGGCTACGGAAGGTGGAGAAATGTTTGTCTTTAGAAGTACGAACCAGCAAACACCTGAATAACAGTTCATCCTTGTTCAGGTAGGCTTGCATAGCATTAATGAAGAACTGGGACATGTTCTGATGAACTTTCAACAGAACATCTTTGTCCAGGATCTTTGTGGCGTAGGTATTGGGATCAATATCAATGCCATCGAAGATAGCTTTACCGAAGGTATACTGATCTTTGGTCATGTAGCCCTTCATGATATGCTGAAGTATGCCTTTGTTTTTGTTGATGTCCCTGGAAACGCGGTCGAGCAGTTTCTCTTCGGTCAACTTACCGTCGTCATTCTTCGGCGGCTGTGGTGCAAACAGCTTAATATCCAGTTTGTCAGATCCCTCAATAACTTCATCGGCAATCAACTTATCATAAGGATTGACCAAATCTGTCTTTTGTTTGAGGGTGATTGTAAGGTAATTATTGCTGTCCAACTCCACTGCTGAAATGTAGATATTTTCGTTAATACCTACTCCTATTCCTGTTTTCATATCTAAAGTTTTATAGTTGAGCTTATGGGTAGTAAATAGAAAGAGTGCCCCGGGAACGGGGCCAGACTCTTGTTCAGAAGCTTTTATTCTATAGCAGCTACGCGTTGAGCGCTTCTTCTACTCCTTGTTCTTCTTCAGTACCAGGAGATGTAGTGTCTTCTGCGGCTGGTGAGTCACCCGGCTCAGATTCATTGGTTACATTGATACCGAGTATCTGAGCGGGAACCAGGCCGTATATTTGAGCGCCTTCACGGCGTTCGTAATCAGGTTTGCCTTTGTCAGCGCCACGGTTAACTCTCTTGGGTACCAGCGTGAAAGGGGCGGAAAGTTTTTCAGTGATATTGATGCCTTCATGTTCAGAGAAGATGATCAGGTCTACGTAGTCCTTACCTGCTTCTTCAGTGAGCGTTATGCCGTAGAGCTCTGCTACAGCCTGCAGAAGTACATCCTTACCGAAAGTGGCAGAACCCTGGTCTTCGACTTTTACTTTTGGTGTGCCGTCTTCTTCATAGTCAACCCTGGCAAACAGGTCTACTTTGGGCTGATCTTTTTTCACCGGTGAGACAAACAGCATATGGCCAGCAGCTTTGTAGCCTGCCCATACCCGGCTGTCAATCACATCAAAGCCATTGCCTGGGCCGGAAACGAAATAGTACTCGTTCTTGTACTTCTGATCTTCTTCAGTTTGTCCTTCCTTAAGTGGAATCGGTATTTTGGTAATAGTACAGTTGCGATACTGCAGATCGAACTTGTCAATGGCTGCCTGGGAGGGAAATACTGAGCCATCTCTCCACAGGCGGATGGCCAGGAGGGTAGGGTTTGGGCACCATTGTTTTGAACGCCCACCGCCTCTTTTTGTGGGGGCTTTTACTTCTTCAACCTGTGCGCTACCTAGAAATGATAAGAAACTCATTGCTTACGTAGTTTTTAAATAAATGATTGCAATCAAAATGGGTTTCACGGTACAGTAACAAATCTCCTGGTACTAGATTACTCATTTACCAGGTCTTCTTCTTCGATGTAGATTTCTTTCCAATCAAATGGAAACCTTCTGCCGGCAAGCCGTTTAAAGCGGGCGCCCATCACAGCACTCTCATTTGTTTCAAAGCTTACCATCAGTTCCTTTTTTGTATCACGGTACAAGTAACCAATGACATCTGCTTTAGCACAAACCATAGAGCCCAATTTACCGGTAAGAGAGATGTCTTTAGACGATACATCAATCCCACCTTTATTAAGTAGCTTTTCCTTTATGTGAGTAATAAGGATCAGGTACTTACAAACTTTTGACATTTTTTCAATTTGTTCTATCACTTCTTTTCGTAGGTGATAGTAGCCGGCACCCTGCGGAAGATCTAGTACTGAGCTACCTTCAAAGGTTTTACCTATAGTACTATTTTTGTACTTAATAGTCGCGGCTAACTCACAGTAATCTTCCAGCTTATCAAGTGTATCGATAACGATAAACTTGTACGGGAATTCTACTTTCTTACCAGCTTTCTGAAGGTCGATACCATACTGTAAGATTTGGTCAAATACTTTATTAAAACCAATAGATGTAATTTCACCTTGTTCATTTCTCACTACATCACCATCTATAGAGGTTACCGGAAGACGCATACAATCATACATTTCTGCACCACCTTCAGTATCTTCTATAAGGCAGTTCTTTAGTTTAGCAACTACACCGGTTTTTCCCACTTTAGGCATTCCATACAGTACCAGGATCTTGGGATTAATCCGGGTAGCCTTCACTATTTTTGTGGGCAATACTCCAGACATACTTTTTCAATTTGTTTTGCTTTATCGTACCACTCCTGCATCAGGAGCATATTCAAAGGTTCGGGTGGCAAGTCATAAGCAATACCGCTGACACCATCCAGGAATAAAGGACAGACCCTGTTAGACGGGCCGTACCTGTTTTTTAACAGGTACTGAGCTACCATACAGTCACCCAGGCCGTCAATGGGAGAGAGGTTGTATTTCATGAATTCATTGAGATACTGGTTAGGTTTGGTATACCCTAACACTATATCAGCATCTCTGAAAGTTGCTTTGCTATCTCCAAAATCCAACCGGTTTGGAGCGATAGAAGCTTCACTCTTTTTCATCTGCAGCTGCCTGTTGGCGCCCATAAGATCGGTAGAGAACTGCTGAATGAACACACAAGTGGTGCCGAAAAGATTACGTAACACTACAGCGTATTTGGATAGTTTATCCATGGTACTTTTAATGTCCAGACCCTCTAGCGCGGCAAGGGCCATGTGATCAGCCATCAGCATGATAATAGATGTATTATCATTGCTTGAGAAACCACAGATAGCTCCTTTCTTTCCTTTCTTCTGTGCCTCTACCGGTACAGCCTGCCGTTTAACAGTCCCATTCTTCTCGTAGTGGGATACAATGATTCCTTCAAATATCTCAGTAGGAGTAGCCATTGTGTCCAACCAAACGATGTCTTTCATTATCTCAGTAACAGCCTGGTAACCCACTATTACCATCCGTTCATGCTCAGGCTTTAGCTTCCTTCCCTCTATTCTTCCAAGGAAGTAGTCAGTAGGAAGACGTACACCAAACTTTAAGAATATGTAATAGCTTACCCAACGGGCTATCTTATCGGCTTTACTTATCTCAAAAGAGCAGTAATAGCATTTAAACTTACGGCCCAGGCGTTTGGCTTCCTCCCAACCTTTTAGGATGTACATGAAATCGGTAATGGTAGTCTTACCTACGTTACTGTCAGCACCAATCAGGTAATATCTGGCCCGATGTGTACCATAGATATAGTTGTTGATCTTGGTGAGACCATTACCCAATCCAACGTTGTGCCCTAGTTTTCCTAACTGAACCATATGTAAGAAATCGTCAGCCGGTAGCTTATCCCAGCCTTGCCAGCGAGCCCACAATCCCGGATCGATCTCTGCAGGACAATCTGTTTCCAAACTACTGACTTCTTCAACACTAGAGACGGAAAGGGCTGTGTTCTCCATTGTCCAATTGGTTTTTGATGTGTTCATTTAACTGTTGTTCTCCTTTCTGTGCGCTGTTCTTTAAGTCTTCATAATCAGTTCGCCAGTCACCTTGCAAGATATAGTTACCGATAGCCTTCTTGGCATCTATGCCACTCTTGTAATAGAGCATAGTACTCTTCACTACCAAGCTATAGTCCACTCCCTCCTTATGGATCATCTTGTAGAACCGAACCGCTGCATCTTCATTGTATTTGTTGGCAGGATAGATCCTTCCCTTTACTGATAATCTGGCCGGTACTTGTGATTCTTGAATGAACTGAATAAAAAGGTCTGTATACAGTACTGGCTTTTGGACAAGGCCAGCACCAGGAGAAGCTACTGGCAGGGTAGCTGGCGCTTTTCCTGGTTCTGGCGGCTTATACTCCTCGTAAAATTTCCGCGAGAAAGTAAACTTGCCTTTTGAGATCAGGATGTACTGATTACTGGACAGAAACTTGATTGCTTCCTGCAGGTTCATCTTCTGGCTTTTTGATTTTTACCTTATATTCTTTAATCCGGCTTTTATCGAAATTGGCAAAGGCTTCCCTGTACCAGTTTTCATCAGCAGTACCCTCAGCTATCAGCACTATTACAAGCGCCTTATGGCCGGGCCTGAACCGGATAGTTCTGCCGATGCGCTGAATTACATTCAGTTCATTAGAATTAAGCTGTACAATGAGGATCTGGTCAAGGTTCTCAATATTCTTTCCTTCGTTAAGAGCGTCTACTACTCCCAGGAAATTAATCTCCTGGTTCTTGAACCTATCCAGGTGACTGTCATCAGTACGGGAGTGATACACCCACTTACCACAAAGCACTTCAGACTGTTCGATACTGCCACAAAAAATCAGAGTACGGTTAGTACCGTTGATCATATGACGCATACACTCGAATGCCAGCCAGGTTTTTGACCTCAAGTTCTTCAGGAACCGGCTTCGCTTCCCGATCCAGCTGAACTTGGCGCCTTCCTTCTTAGCCATGGCCATCTTCTGTACCATCTTAGTGAGGTACTTATAGTTGGCAGCTTCTGTAGTCATGAAAGGGACAGCTTTAGTACCAGCGGGGATATACTTATCCTCGGCATCCAGCTGGAACTTCATAACCTTGATCTCAAAGTCAGCTACCAGCTCAAGCTTTATAGCGTCTTCCAGGGTAACCTTGAAGCAAGATGGGCACAGTCGGTCGATACGTAACCGTTTCTCTATGTCTTCTTCCTGGGAACGGGAAGGAAGTACAGCTGTTAAGCCAAGCACATCGATTACTTTCCAGTTATTCGATATAGCGAAAAACAGACTGCATTCGAGTGTAAGATGATGCACTTCATCCAGTACCAGGAGATCTACATCCCTGGATGGCTTTTCCTTAGACAGACTCTTGTAGCAAAGGAGATTAACTTGGGTCAATAAGTGGCCACAATCCCATTTATGGAACTCTTCTGGCCACTCAGTATCCCTGAGCGTGGTTGTTGGTACTACAATATAGATAAGCGCATTAGGATTACTTTCCAGCCGTTGCTTTACGGCCATAACTCCTATGCGGGTTTTTCCTATGCCGGTAGCACCTTCAACGGTGCCCCGGCAATTTTGTTCTATCCAGGTACTTAAGGCCCGGTGTTGTACATATGACTTTCTTTCATTTGGCGAGCAATTATTTAGTAGATACCCTATTTCCTCTTCGGACAGCGTCTTCCCTGACACTGTATATGGTATCATCAGTGGTTTTTAAAATGTTAAACATTAAGGCGGAGTAAGCCCTTTGAACCGGCAATGTTCCCTGGCCTGGCGTTCTTCTTCCTGGAGACCCTTTTCCCAGGGAACAGGACTATGATGTTTAGCGCCCGCCAGATATGCGTTATAGACAAGTTTACTGATGTATGCCTCCAGTTCAAATGGTGCTGGATTTTCAAAAGCAATCTCAGTAATCTCTTCTCTACGTCTTTCTCTGGATACGTGTTGGTCATAGTCCTCAGTAGGCATCTGCCATACAATCGATTTTTCATTCATAACCATCTATTGACGGATGATAAAAAGCTTTTCTTTAGCACGGGTTGCAGCCACGTACTTGATCCTGTTGCGCTCTTCAATGTCCCAGTTTTCGTTAATGTCCCATTCCATTGAAATGCAAAAGTTATACGTACTGCCCTGCGCCTTGTGAGCTGTGAGGCAGTAGTTGTACGTTACCCAGGCAAACTGCCGCTCGACACCAAAGAACTCTTTCCACATTTCCTTGCGGGTAAACTGATCATGGGTTTCTTTGGCAGCCTGTTCCAACTTGGTACGGATCATAGCATACTCGCGCTCACTATCTTCATGCAGTATATGAACACTATGCTCATCTCCTTCGGGAGTCTTGAGTATAGTCTTGTACACTTTGCAATGGAACATCTTTATCTCAGTTTCACTGGCATGTACCATCCCCTCAAATGCACTGGTGGGTGCCTTGTAACGGTACTTGATAGGTGTTTCCTGTACAGAAACACTCTTGACCACTACTTCTTCATTGTTTGCAATGAGTATAGTATTCTTCTTTCCCAATACAGGTGCGTTCATTACCAGCTTCTCACCTTCAATGATCTTAGGCAGCTCAGTGGTATTGTATAGCAGTAGCCTAACTTGACGGTTGAAGTAGTGTACTGTATCATTACGCCAGGCTACGATTTTCACGTAATCCGGATCTGCCTGGAACTCAGGTGTCAGGAAGTACTGTTTGAAGATCTCCCGTACCCTGTCCAGTGGAGTAATACCATCCTTTACACCAGCAGAAACACTGTACAGTTCCAGTGCGTGTTTGTCTTCCTCCCGGAACACGAAAGGAATATCCTGCTTGAGGTAATGCTCCCGGATCGTATGGGCATACATGATAATTGGACTCTCTTTAGCCTGCCGTTGCGGTTCAGTCAATTCCAGTAGATGTATCTTGTGGGCTTTTCGGCGTACTTCCAAAAAAGGAATTGCATTGGCCTCACCAGTGAGTTGCTTTTTACCTACCGGGGGAATCTGTAAAGCGTCACCCATATAAATGATACGCAGACCTGAGTTGCTGCGCATCTCATCCTCCAGGTAACCGAACAGATCATCTTGAAGCATGGAACTCTCATCAGCAATGAGAACCTGTACACTATCAATACGCCGTTGGTACTCTGGATTGAAGTCAGGTTTATACTGTACCTTACCATCATCGGTGTACGTTTCCTTCAGGGCCAGGAAGCTGTGGATGGTGCCGAAATCCAGTGTGTCTTTCAGCTCACTGTGTTTCTTCAGAACCCGGACAGCCTTATGCGTAGGAGCTGTCATGCCGAAGTTGATATAACCTTTCTGTTCGCGTACTGTTTCAACCACCCGATTGATAGTAAAGGTTTTGCCGGTACCGGCATAGCCTACCAGTACCGCCCGACGGTATTCGGTTTCCCCCAGGCAAAACTGAACCAGCCAATCATGTGCATTCTGCTGACCTGCATTCAGTACATAAACCGGTTTTTCCCTGGGGACTGCTGGCACAGGTACGTGATCCTCCAGCCAGGCGGAATCTTTCCCCCTTGGTTTATTTAAATTTATCATTGGTAACAAATTAATCTCGGATCCCTCCGGTTTTCGTTAGCAAATAGTTTTCTGTACTGGATCCAGCCACGAAAGTTGCCACACCAGCCTGATTCATATACCGAGGATTGTAAGAATCCATTGGGTCCACGGTTGTCAGGTGCACCAGTGTCCTTTACTACACGTCTTCCCCATGAATCATACATAGCAGCATCCATAGCCTGAGCACAGTGTTCGAAAGGAGACCAGTGGCCAGCTGCAGCCAAACGATCATGTAGCTTAATATCAGCTTCATAATCGAACTGTTTTTCTGCATCGCCAATCAACGTGTAAGAAGTGCGGGCACATCTGGCCGTGGAGATCTTTAGATAGTCCTCGTTTGTACACCCTTCGAATGGTGCGAAGCCCATGTCATAATCCACGAATGGGATATGCCAATCACCGGCTTTAAGCTTTCTTGGTACTGATGCATTCATAGTTTCCAGCATAAGTCGAGCTATTTCTTGCATGTGGATGTCGGCAGCTGGATCATACCGGAGGGCAAAAAAGTTCTCCCACTCAGTAGCAGTAACCAGACAAGTGTGCCACATGAATGGTTCCAACAAACGGTTACACAATTGCTTGGTAAGATTACTATCGTGCAAGTCACCAGCTATAGCTAAAGCTCTATCTCTTGCCCTTAACCAGCCATCCACAAAGAATTTAGCTCCTATTCCTTCCTTCGCGGTAAAGCCTTCATCAGGAAAGTATTCTGTTCCTTGCATACCGGTATGATCTTTCATCCACTTAAGAGGTACAAACGGATTCTTTTTTACAATTTCTACCATCTTTTTGAATGGTATGGCCCGGGAGGATGCTGAGTTACGGCTCAGCATCCGGTGTGTGTTAAATTCTGCCAGTATGTAACGTGGAAACGTAATTAACATACTGGTAATACGGTGTCCTTGCGGACCTATGGAGTCGGCTACGATTTTTGCTTCAAAGCCCATTGTTATTCTTTTAGTTTAGGTTCGTGGTGAGGTTGAGAAGTACGGAGCCATAGCTCGCCATCTCTCAACCATAATTGACCTTTTTGCTTGTTAGTGTCTGCTTTTAGCTCGTCAGCAATGAGTTTAATCATTGCTTTATACTTAGGAAACCAGATGTTTTTCCGATTCTCCTGTGCATAGAAAACACTGTTGATACATTCAATCAGCAGGCTGAGAAATTCTTCATAGATGCTGTCTGTTTCTTCAACTCCTATTCGGATCATTGTTTCTATGACGGCACCTACATCCAACAACTTTTCTTTGCCAAGTTCCTTTTCAAGCCACTTAGGACCACTTTTAACAGCTGTACTAAGTAGCGCTTGTTTCTCCATTTTGGAGAAAGATTCCATTGTTGATTTGGCATGAATTTTTACCTGCTCTGGAGTGTGGTCCCAGCTGAGTAGTTCGTCCAGGAATTTCATAGCGATCCTGGACATAAACATTGCACGCATAAGATCGGTGGCAAAGAGTTCCTTCAGGGAATTGTTATCCCATGATTGGTTTGTTGTTGGTGTCTGCATAGTCGTAGAGTTTTAACTGTTCTGTAAGTTGTTCAGCCTGTTCCAACAGGTTGCTAAATGAACCTGTATTATCGATCATCACATCGAACTCCTTGAAATAATCCAACGCGGTTTCTGATGCATGGTCTGAAGTACGTTTGCCACGATTAATACGTATCAGTATACCGTTAGCATTTTGTATAGCTTTGGCTTCATTGGGGAAACGAACGTCCGTTACCAACCAGTTAGGCCATTTATAGACATTGTTCAGTAAGCCGGACATCATACTCTCTCCCAGGTAGTGGCTATTATCTCCTGGTACTGAAATTGGCCGGTAGCCAGACATGAGTGCATTTACCCAGGTTTCCGGATGAAAATGGGTACGGAAAAGCTCTGTACCAACTTCCTGGAGAATTTCCCGATAGGTGCGACGCCACTTAAAGCCGAGCTCTGTAGCCAGTTTCCTTACTTGATACTCATCCGTAAGCATGGTCATTGATGGGTAATAGTTATTCATGTATAACCAATCAGCAGCATCCTTCCAAGTGCGATTCCAGCATTCCGGTGTAGTACTTTCTTTAAAAGACTGGTCCTCCAGCTGTTCCCTAGTACACCCGGTAAGTAGGGCAACGATCTGTTTCAAAGAATCTGCAAACTTTCTGATCTCCCAGCCGGTCCAAGCCTTTCTGGTTACCCATTCATCATAGGATTTAGGTACAACGATTTTGGAATTGTACTTTTCCTGATAGACCATATACCGGCGGGTATAGATTTGGTAATTAAGCATAGAAGCGAACGTGTCTTTGCCACTACCGATATAACCACTGATTCCTATAAGCATCTTGCTTTAATTAATTGTTGAACAGTAAAGAAGTCTTCCTTAGTCCCAGATGAAAGTTTCCTTAGCTTCTTTGGAAGTTTGTTATTGGAACTAATACGTAAGCTGAAAGCATTACGCCCGTGTAATATGGTAGTGTGGTCCGTACGGTTTAAGATGTGTGCAATTGCATTCAATGATACCTCGCTACCATAATACCACCTGACCCAGTAACAGAATAATTGACGTACATACACTAATTCTCCCTTCTTGCTTTCACCGGTTAGCTGTTCCCGGGTAATTTTATACCGTTCCAGCAATAGCGCAATTACATCATCCAGTATTTTTAACGGAGATTTTCTACTCTCGTGGAGCTGCTGAACTGTGATCAGATGGGGATCACCAGTTATATTTTTCTTAGCCTGTAAAGGCGTCGCAGAACTAGTTCTCATAAGTTATTATTTTGTCCAACAAGGTGTGATGTTGGTGTCAGCTTTGAGTATCCCTGTAGGAATAATCAACCTGGCAGCCTCACACATAAGTTCATCCATCTTTTCTTTCCACCATTCAGCATGATCTTTATGACAGATAGTTGTGAGCTGATCGTGTACCTGAGCTACCATCTTTATCAGGTCTTGCAAATCATGCTCGTAGATGTAATTTCTAATTAGTACCATTGCAGTCTTCATCATATCTGCGCCGGCACCTTGAATCGGCATATTCTTGGAGGCACGTTCTATTTCTCCAAGGGTAGAGTTAAACCTGATACCCAGCCGATGCGGTTCTACATACATCTTGTTCTCATGCCAGTATGGAAAGTAACGTTTGCGATGAAAAGGCGCCAGGGTCATTATATACCCGTTTTGTAGCCCGAAGTCACCCAGGAAATCCAGCGTCGCCTTTATTTTAGGAAATACAGTGAAATAAGTTTCAATCAATGCACGAGCCTCCGGTACAGTGATCTGTAATTCGCCAGCTAGTTTGAACTCAGACATGCCGTAAGCAAGACCAAAGTTGATTGACTTAACCTGGTAGCGAAGAACTGTGTGTTTATGGCATTTGCATTTCTGCTTAGCTTTACGCATCTTGCCATCCGGACCAACTTCCATCCTATAATACTTACAGTCGGTATCTGCAGCCTTTTTCCATTTGTCACCAAAGACCAGTTCTGCACAAATACTATGCAGATCAAAGCCATTGATAATGGCATCCAGCCAAACAGGGTCTTGCGATACATGGGCAATAATCCCCAATTCCTGGCCGGTGTAATCACTGTCTACAAATACAAAATCAGGGTCACAAACAAAAGCGTTACGGTAACGGGTACCTACCTGTTCAGTAACTACAATATTCTGCATATTGGGATTGCTGGTAGATACACGACCGGTAGATACTACCTGGTTAAAGTTTGTGCGAACCTTGCCATCACTGTTAACGTGTTTGCGTATAAATTCTTCACCGTAAGTAGAAATAAGCTTTAGAGCATCAATATACTTCTCCCGATCACGTAACATCGGGTGAGTAGTCTTATTCACGCTTTCTTCACTGAGGTCTTTCAAGCGTGGTTCCACCAGCTGAGCCATGGGCAGTACCTGGTCACGGCTATTCCAGTTTATAGTAATTTCGCCAGCTGGTATCAGATACCCATGTGTAATAAGATAGTCCCTATGTCCATCAAGTAAAGCCTGTTGTAGTTGGCTGTAGTCTTTACGCAGATACGCTTCCAGCACTATAAGCCTGCTCATAGACATCTTAAGCGCATTATCCCTGATATAAGACTGTACTATCGGTTTACTCCCGCCAACTATATCTGGAAATAATAAAGACAAGAGTTCTGCCTTTTGAGGAGGGGAATTATAGTTAATAGTAACCCTGTCCTCATAAGATATATAGCCCTTTTTAAGTGCGTAGGATTTAAAAGGTTCTACCTCCAGCCATTTATTAACAGTAGCTAAAGCTTCAGCAATAACAGGCTCAGCCAGTCTGATATTCTCTCTCCATTTCTCCTTATCCAGGAGCATCCCTTCGTACGTAATATCACTGAAAGCTGGAAGAGCTTCCATCTCAAGACCCAAAACATTAAGAAGGCCCTTCTCCTGCGCTTCCTGGTACTGAGTCCTCCAGATAACATCCAGGTGTGCAACGTCCGTAATACCATATTTAATCTTTTTGGGCGTGATAATATTATCTCCGAAATTTGACTGCTCATCTTTATTCATGATGATGCGTAGATACTTCCAGGAAATATCAGCAAGCGTATAATCCACATTTTCCATACCACCCCGGAGTACTTTCTCTCCCAGCATAGTATCATAAATGTTACTCATTATGATACCATAGAAACGGAGAACGATATACTCAAACTTGGCATTGTGGGCCAGTTTAAGTATCCTGGGAGTTTCCAGTACCCACTTAATAAATGCTTGCTGTTCCTGGGTTAAAGCGCTCCATTGGAAGAACCATTGTATACGTTCATGTCCAAATCTGCAGGAGCCAAACTGGATACTGATCAGTGTTTTGTCATTCCACCGATCAGTAACGTCAGTTTCAATATCTACCTGAACCTGTTTTTGTGCGAGTGCCCAGTCGATGAACTCATCGAAATTTTCGACAAGTTCATATTTTACACTTTCACCTGGTACAGGATCAGGAGTAACAGTAGCGATAACCTTTATCTTACCGATCATGCTGCAGGTACTTTACTTTTCTTTTCGGAATACAGCCGGTATCGTTCCCGATATGGATGCCCTTCCGGGTACTGTGAATTAATAGTGTCCAGCTGCATACATGCATACCGGATCACAGACCGGCAGAGAGCTGGACTCATACCGGCTTTTTTGTCCCGTGTGCCCATAATAAGGCGGCGCATAAATGTAGCCTTGGCCTTATTGGACTTTGAATTAAGCTTTTCAACAAGTTCATCGAAGTTTAATGTTTCCATCTCTGATTGGTTTTATCAAAAAAGAAAGCCGCTACCGACCTTGCAATCAGGAATTATGGTAGCGGCTCAGTGTTGGTAGGAAGACTCGGTCCTCTCTGCCAGTTTCTCTGCATCCGGAAAATTCTTCCACATGTGAGAGGGTATTGGCGTAGTAGGCTGATCAGCATACTTAGCACCAAATTTATTATTGTATGGTTGTTCACATTCTCCCATTGGGAGCAGGAAATAGATTTGCGCTATCGGCATGTTTGAATAGATCTGTACTGGTTTTACACAGGTAATTTCCAGAGTCCAGGATCCACTGAATCCAATATCCCCAAAGCCGGCGGTAAGATGTATGCAAATACCCAGGCGGGCAATGCTACTTTTACCCTCTATCTGAGGGCATAGGCCTTTAGATGATATGTATTCATTGGTGCAGCCCAGGTAAAGTTCTCCAGGTTGAAGAACGTATCCGTCATCTGGTATGTCAACGAGACGGTAATTGTTCTTCCGCTTGCAATCCAATACCGCATCGGTATATACAAGTAGTGTCCGGTTTAAGGTAAGGTCATAGGAATTACTTCCCAGCCTTATTTCCTCAAACCTTGGAGCAATAGTTATCTGCCCCGCCTTCACCCGCTGGCGGATGGCTTGGTCTGTAAGGATCATAAAGTTGTGTGTAGAGCGTTAAAAGTAAGGAGTCCTAACGGTAGCAACAAGGCACACGTAGGGTCAAAAGCTACGGCAGTATTAAACCTGGTGACACAGGTGCCGTTTCAATTCTGTTAAATTTGAGAAAATCAATCCGGACAATTTCTTCCAGGTGAATGACTGACTCCGTGACAGTAGCTGTTTCTGTAGGCGATAACCGGATAGGTGCTTGTTGTTTTGCACCTGGTATAATCAGGCAGTCTTCTTCTTCTGTAAGCTGTGCAGCTTCCCGGTTCAGCATAAACGGAGGGAATCCTTTACAATAAATTTGAGCCAAGTCCCAGCCCTTCGCCTCGCGTAGGCGTTTAACAAACGAATTCATACACTTGTGTTTAAAACATGACAACTTATCCCGGAGAGGGATGGATTTTCAGGTGATCGCAGGCTAAAATTTAAAGTTATTTATATTGGAACCTCTGTGTCATCATCATTCGTGGATGGGTATGAGGGTCTTCTCTAATGTTTCATGCTACCAAACAGTCAGCTAGGAGAACGAAATTAATCAAATACATATCCTATACAATAGCACATTTGTGTTAAATGCACTAATGGTCGTTTGTTTTAGCAGCTGAGTTGAAAGCGATCTGGACAATAGCTGCCGGTGCAACATATATCAGCTGCCCGGTAACTGGTATAGCAGAGGCTGCAGGATCCAACCGGTACCATATTCCACCGGTCTCTGCATCAATAGTTAGTTCGGAACATTCCTTGGCATAGATTATCTGAATACCATTACTTTTCTCGGTAATGATCTTCCCAAGATTGATGCGTACAAGCTCAATACCGTAATACTGCTCGGATTCAAGTAATAACCTCATTGGGTACGATTTAGAAGATCATCAACTTGGCTTTCCAGTTCTTCGACCCGGTTGAGGAACAGCTCAGACTCTTCGGTAATATAGATAGGCAACCAGGCTTCTTTTAATTTCTTTGTATAAATACCACCCGGGTAAAGAAGCTCCTTTAGATCCATTCTATCTTTAGATATGGTTTCGTCGGCAAACCTCACATTAGGTAAGAGATACCGGTTGCTTAAAAGTCTATGACTACGTACTTTACAGAGATCTGATATATCTTTATCCAACCTCTCTTCGGCACGCTTGTTAATAAGTGCTTGAAGATCTTTCATTTCTTTTGCCATATAAAAAAGTTTAAAGTCAGTACCAGGAAAAGTGTAGCCGGTGAGCACCGGCTACCCACCAAATGCACCAAACAAAACGGTTTAACCCGTTAAGAACTTTCTCCAAAAGTACCATCCAGTGCATCACTGATGCTTTTGATAATCTCTTCTGATTCCTTTTGTGGTATATTTTGTGTGGCAAGGAAACTACCTATGAACACCAGCTTTTTGCTTAGGAAAGCAGCTGCTGCTTCTGAATTTAGTTCCAAACCTATCTGATCACCTTTCTGGCTGACCTTTTTAAAAGGAACCATACAACAGAGGTAAATACCAAATTGATTATATTTATCCACAATATCTTTCGATATTAAGATTGGTAAGTACGGCGCCAGCTCATCTAACTTTAGATAGTATTTGATAATCTCTGGAATTTCAAATACCTCTCTGGGATCGTCATTATATCCATTAAAGATGAAATGAACAGAACCATGAAACGTAAAAAGGTGTTTTGTTAACTTTTTTAAGCTTTTCAGTACTGGTCTGACGTTTAGATTCCAAATATCGGCACGTGATATTGTTATAATGATTTGATCTTTGTTCACCTGTTTTATATTATGGTTCTTGGAATTCACCACGCGCTACTACAATATAGCGACACTTATTTCCGGGCACTTGGAATGTAGATTTGCGTTTATTATCACAAATTGCGATCAATATTTCTTCATGATCGGGAATAAGACTACTACCAGGCCAAGGTCTGGCGCCACAAACCAATAGTGGTCGTTCGCCATTCCAGAAGTAGTGTACATCAGTATGACCTTCACGGAATAACATCCATTTTTTCATTGTGGGTCAGAATTTAAGTTTCGAAATCTTGGTTATCTCTTCATTGAGCCTTTTTCTAAGGTACGGTCCCATTGGCTCATATGAGTCAGTCTCTTCGTTGAAGTTTCTTTCTTCGTCATCAGAATACCAAAGAATAATATCTAGGAATCTGACGCTGGCATCTGTTCCATCAATGATTAGTACAACTTGTAGTGTTAGTACAGAGTTTAACTGTTCCATTTGCTCGGCAATTTCTTCATTGAGTGTACCAACAATTTCTGCAAGTTCATTTATATCGTAATAATATGTTTGCATGGCTTAGTTAAGGTTTACTTTATTCATCATCATCATTCTCTTCTTCATTTCTTATTGGTCTCTTTCTTTCATGGGGCCGGTCCTTTGGGCAACGGTATTTTTCATCCCAGTTATCCGCTTTTCTATAAGCCTCAATTTCTTCGGCTAAGTAGTCTTGTAGTGGCAGTCCATGTTCTCTACGTATTTCGTTTTCTATAGCTAACTGGGTACGTCGTTGTTCGGCCTTATCTTCTTCGTCAGCTTCGAAAGTTCCAGTGTTCTCACTAACAAAGAAGGGATTAGCTTTGAAGAATAGCTCAGGTAGTGGTCCCTTGTTGTGGCAGTAAGCGAAAACCCCTCTTACCATATCCGGATACTTTTCGAAGTGATCACCGCCCCAGATCTCTAGGAGAGTAACGTTATCTCCCCATACCGGATGGTACATAGTGCCAACAGCATTGCGGTAGCGTTTTAAGTCTGTATCATACCATGTCCCCTGTCCGTTATATGAGAACCCCAAGCCCATAAAGCAAGTTTTATGGTTTCTGGGATCGAACTTTTTCAGATCGAACTTTCCATTTTCTTTCGGAAAAGCTTTATAGATCTCTATTTCAGCTTTGAGTGCCTGGAGCAGTATCCCTTCCATAGCCTGTTGTAAAGCTGGAAACAGTAGACTAGTGGTTATTGGTACTGTCGGCAAGACTTACTGTATCTTTTTATCTCTTTCCGGGGATGCGTTAAAACTGATGGTAGGCATAGTATTAATTTTTAAGCTTTTCCTTCAGTACCAGGAGAATTGAGTCCCTGGAGTGTTTCAGTGAGTCAGTGAGAAAATTCACACGTTCAGTACTGTAGTAAGAACGTACCGCTGGTAGCGACTGAGATACCTCACTAATGTGAATCAATGCTGCGGTATTAGCGTCAATAATGCCTTGACTCAAACCGGCATTGTAGGAGCTGTCCAGGTTATTCTTCTCAGCAGCTTGCACTAACTTATGATTGATGATTAGTGCAATACTTCCTGACACAGTAACAATAAAAGCGGCAATAAATAGGAATGCGATAAGTTTTTTCATGTTGAATGTTTTTAGAGATTAACCAAAACTCTTACGTGCTTCTTCCTCGGTATCGAAGAGTGCACAGGCCCAGATATTCCAGTTACTTCTTCTGGTTTTGTAGGCTTCATCTGAGATGAAACTCTCTTTGGTAAATTGGACTGCGCCAGTAGTAGGATGTTTTTCATTGTACTTCTCTACTGCTTCGTCGAAAGAGTCCGCCCAATACTCACCAAGTTTAAAAGCAGTACAACTTTCCCCTGTGGCCGCGTAACCCTCTGTCCAGATTTCCCAGAGTTTAAATTCTTTCTTTTCAAGATCCATAAAGTATGTGTTGACTGGTTTAAAAGTTAAAAGATACTTACAGCCAGGGATCACACCTGGCACGTCGGTCTTTACGTCCTGGTTACCGCGTATCATGACTCGGCAGATAACCCAAAAGCTTTAATTATCTACTATTTAACAGGCCCTCACTACTGTATTTCCTCACTTTTACAGCTATACTTATATACAGTTCTCGTCCTGATAATTCGGTAGACGCACTTGCTTTAAACGACTACGGTTGCTCTACTTACCCAACACCGGGCTTTCAAGTATGCGTCTCTCAGATGTTTTCGTGTCCAGCTGTATCTAACATCCCTTTTCGCCATGTAAGTATCTTAAAGTATTTCATCTACAGTAAGGTATTGAGTAAGCTGCTTGGAATATTTCTTCATTAGTTTCCTACAACGAGATAATACACCATCTTCTAGGTTACCGTGAAGTTTTACATCTTCTGCATATCGACTAAGTGTAACACTATCAGCAGTATTAAACCCATGACCATTCTGGTGAATAGTGGAACGAATTATTTGTTCATCATCTTCCTGTTTGCTGTAAAGAAGTAGTAGGCACTTATACAGGAAATCTTCATCAGTAAGAAGTCTGGCTTCTATGATAAGTGAAAGATCCATAGTTAGCAATTTTAAAGTTTAGGAACCTGGGTAGAAACCCAGGATTCGTATTATAATTCTCTATACCTATTCAAATAAATTGCACCGGGTATTGGAAGGTTGATTCTTCCGCTGGATACTTTGTTTTCTGAACCCGGTGCTATAAGTTAAGAAAGCGCTATCTCCGTCATCAGTCTGCTTAGACGTCTGTGTTTTTACTGATACTTTGCCTCGCGCTTTCTAAGAAGTTAAACTACCTGTCTAATTTCCAGTTAGACTAATTCTACTAACACTAGTATTAGGCGTGCATAGCAACTTGTACCTGATAATAGAGATTAGCTCTCTAATAGACAACAGCCGCTGGAACAGCTTCGGTACCTTGACTTTCACAGTGTTTTCGGGTTTTAACGTCCCCGTGTCTATCTTCAAGCAGGTAGTTCAATTTGCCCCCTCACCCGGACTCGAACCAGGTGATGCCCTATCACTGTCCTTTAGACAGCTACCACACTGAGGAAGCCTTTGTCCCTGCTCTGGACTCGAACCAGAAGGCAGGGTGAGGAGGAGTGGCCCCGGGTTACAAGGCCCGTTTCATCTGAAGTGGTACCCTTCAGAAACCCCACGATCTCCCCCGCACCCTGTCGCCGGATCATCGGCGGCCAGGTTTTCTGTTCCTGGTACTGACGGCCGTCAGACTAGGACATTCCCATTTGCAAAAAGCTATAAGGATTTGACATTAGTAAACCATTCAGGAAAAGCCGTCCTCAACTTCTCTCTGTTGTCATTACTTGCAGCAACATAGGCCTGGAATATCAGGAGTGTAAACGAACCTAAATTCGTTACTTCATTATCGTACCATTGATCGAAGAGACATTTCATTTATTTAGATTTAACTGGTTTACTTTTTAGTATTATAGCAAGGAGAGTCTCAAACGCCTTATGC